TTACTTTTAGATACAATGGTACTAAGTGGTTAGAAGTAGGCAGGAATCAAAACTTAACACTAAGCTAATATGGCAGATATTAATCTAGGAGTCGGTGGAGCTAACTCAGCTACGGGTGGGTATGAGATTGATAACTCTTTGAAGTTTGAGCCTGATAATAGTGAAATGTTATATACAAATAGTTTAACAGCAGGGAATAGACGAACATGGACTATTTCTATGTGGGTTAAAAGAACTGAATTAAGTTATGAAAGTGCTTTTATGTATAGTCAAGGCACTTATGGAAATATAAGATTTTTTACTGACGATAAAATTGTTATTGAAAACGGTGGTCTTTATTTAATAACTAATAGAGTTTTTAGAGATACTTCAGCTTGGTATCATGTTGTTTGGGTTAATGACTCTACTCAATCAACTGCATCAAATCGTTCAAAACTTTATATTAATGGAGTTCAAGAAACTTCATTTTCTACAGAAACTTATATGTCTCAAAATCAAGAAGGTAATGTAAACAGCACTTCAGGAATATATATAGGTAGAAGGTCAAGTGAAGTAAAACATTTTGCAGGTTATATAGCTGATGTATATAAAATAGATGGTCAAGCATTAGCACCTACAGACTTTGGTGAGTTTGACGAAGATACAGGTATTTGGATACCAAAAGAATACACAGGTGGCTCGTATAGCACACAGGGATTTCATTTAGACTTTTCTGATTCAAGCGATTTAGGCAATGATTCAAGTGGTGAAAACAACGATTTTTTATTACAAAACATCACAGCAGCCGACCAAGCAACTGACACACCTACTAATAATTTTTGTACTTGGAATGTTAATTATAATTATACAAATTCTAACGGAAATCCAACTATCACAGAAGGTGCAACAAAAACAGCAGAATCTTCTGGTGGATGGACACAAGCCAAAGCAACTATGGGAGTTACTTCTGGCAAGTGGTATTGGGAATACAAAATGGGTGGTTCTATAAGCTGGATGGGTGTTCAAGATGATACAGCTTCTCAAACTGAATTAGCTGGTCAATATACTTTGTTTTTATATAATGGTGATAACACAGTAGAAATAAATGACACAGGAAGTCTTAGAGACGATACAGTTTTAAGCTACACATTTTCAACTTCTAATATTTATGCAGTTGCTTTAAATATGGATGATAATGAAATTAGCTATTATCAAAACGGAAGTATTATAGGAAGTGCTATAAGTTTAGATGGGTTGGCTGATAGACTTTTGCTGCCCTATATAGGCACTAACAGTTCAACCAATGAAACAAACTTTGGAGGTTACACAACCATATCAATCTCAAGTGCAGCAAGTGATGCCAATGGCTACGGAACTTTTGAATACGCACCCCCATCAGGCTACTATGCCTTATGCACTAAAAACTTAGCGGAGTACGGATAATGGCTTATACAAATATAGACGACCCATCTGCACATTTTCAGACTGCTTTATGGGCAGGTAATAGCTCTACTCAAACTATTACTAACGATGGAAACAGTGATTTACAACCTGATTGGGTTTGGAACAAAAGTAGAACTACTACCAATGTTCATCTTTCCCAAGATTCAACAATAGGTGCTACTGGTGGGGTTTATCGTTATCTGCAACCTGATAATACCGCAGCAGAAGCAGTACAGACAGATGGAGATGGCATAACTTCTTTAAATAGCGATGGCTTTTCTCTTGGTTATGGTAACTCAAATAGCTGGAACGCAACAGGTAAAAATTATGTAGCATGGCAATGGAAAGCCAATGGTGGTACAACCTCAAGCAATACGGATGGAACACTAACAGGTGGTGCTACTGTTCAAGCCAATACTGATGCAGGTTTTAGCATCATTACTTACACAGGAACTTCACAAACTAATCCAACTGTAGGACATGGCTTAAATCAAGCTCCTGAATTAGTTATTGTTAAAAATAGAGATTTAGCAAGAAACTGGGCAGTAGGCTCAACTGCTGTAGGTTGGACTAAATATTTAAGACTAGATACTGACAATGCAGAAGTTACTAATTCAGGCTGGTGGGGCAATCAAGACCCAACATCTACAACTGTAGGTTTAGGAACAGCATCACAAACAGCAGGAAACACTTATGACTATGTGATGTATGCTTTTCATAGTGTTCAAGGCTACAGCAAGTTTGGTTCTTATGTCGGTAATGGAAATGCAGATGGTCCGTTTGTTTATACAGGCTTTAAACCTGCTTGGATAATGCAAAAAAATACAGCTGATACAACTAACTGGAATATATACGATAATAAAAGAAGCACATTTAACACGGCAGATGATGTTCTCTTGGCAAATTCGAGTATTGCTGAGGGTGCTGTTGGTGGTAAATCTATAGATTTTCTTTCTAATGGTTTTAAATTAAGGGGTAGTGATAATGAGACAAATGATAATGGAGATGTTCATATCTACATGGCATTTGCAGAAAATCCATTTGTAACATCAACAGGCATACCAACAACAGCAAGATAGGAGTATAATTTTAATATGTGGGCATTAGTAGAAAACAACGAAGTAAGTAAAGTTTATAACAGACCTAAATCAATAACCATTGAGGATGTAAATTATCCGCAAAATATCTTTATGCTTTGGTCTAGCGAAGAACTTGAAGCAATAGGCATTTATGAAGTAGTTGTCGATAACAGCAACTATAAAGATCCAGCTTATTACATTAACACCAATCAAACTTTTGATTTTGATAACGATGTGGTAACTGCATCTTATGGTACAGCTACAGATAAAAACTTAGACGATACAACTGATCCTGATACTGGTGAGGTAACTCATGGTCTTAAATGGAATCACAATCAAGTAATTATCAATCAAGCCTATGGTTTATTACAGCCTAACGATTGGTATGTGGTCAGAGAACAGGAAGCTGGTACAGCTATTCCTGCTGATTGGTCTACTTTTAGAACTGATGTCAGAAGCACAGCAGCAGATATGCAAAGCAAAATTGATGCTTGTACCACAGTTGATGAGTTAGCAGCCTTGTATGTTTACAACGATGCTGAACCACCAGTTCGACCATTAGGTGAATGGCCAACTCCACCCGAGGAGTAAAACATGGCGTTACTACCCGTAACTCCACCACCAGGAATCGTAACCAACGGAACTGATTACTCAAACAAAGGGCGTTGGGTAGACAGCGATCTTATTCGTTTTCAAAATGGTTCACTCAAACCTATCGGTGGTTGGGAAAAACTAAAAGATACAGCTCTTACTGGCACTCCAACAGGAATGTATGCCTATAAAACAAATGCGGGTAAAAATGTTTTAGCTGTTGGCACTAGACAAAAGATTTATGTTTTATTTGATGGTACTTGGTATGACATTACACCATCAGGTTTTGTAACTGACGCATCAGAAGATGCACTAGGATTTGGTGCATACCAATATGGTAAAGAAGATTACGGAGATGCAAGAAGTCAATCAGGTTTATTCTTTGATTCTCAGTCTTGGTCTTTTGATAACTTTGGCGAACACTTGCTCTTTTGTTGTGCAAGTGATGGCAAGATTTATAAATGGCGACCAGACTCAGGTTCAGGCTCACCCGATGCAACAGGTATTGTTCTAACTAATGCTCCAACTAATTGTGCTGGTGTATTGGTTAGTAATGAACGACACGTTATCGCATTAGGAGCTGGTGGCGATCCAAGAAAGATTGCTTGGTCATCAAGAGAAACTACTACAACATGGACAGCAGCATCTACTAATACTGCTGGTGATTTACAAATACCAACAGGCGGTAAAATCCTAAGTGGTATTAAATGGCAAACAGACATCGTGATCTTTACCGATACAGGTATTGCTAGAGTCTATTACGCTGGATCACCTTTTATTTATGGTATTCAAGATGCTGGAACAAACTGTCGAGTTACAGGCCCAAGAACAGTTGTCTCGGCTGGTAACTTCTTGGCATGGATGGGTGAAAACGCTTTCTTTATTTACGATGGTAATGTTAGAGAGATCCCATGCGAAACCCATGACTTTGTGTATGACAACTTACAATATAACTTCCGCAGGGTTTCATGTGGTGGACATAACTCAAACTTTAATGAAATTTGGTGGTTCTTTCCAACTTCTTTCTCAACGCCTGATAAATATGTTATATGGAACTACGCAGAGAATACTTGGTCTATAGGAACTATGGACAGAGGTTGTTGGATTGACCAAGGCGTGTTTGATTATCCGATTGCTTGTGATGCCGATGGTTTTGTGTATCAGCATGAAAGCACAACATTAAGTAACTCAACAAACATTGGTTCTGCCGTACCTTTTGCAACAAGTGGCCCGATTGAAATAGGTAATGGTGATAACTATGTGCAGTGTAATCAAATACTTCCGGACGAAGAAGCTAATACTCTTCCGGGTGTAACAATTAGTTTTAAAGGTAGATTTACACCTTTAGGCGCAGAACAAGACTTTGGAAGTTTTAGTTTTGATTCT